ACGATGTTGATGTAATTCCATCACACCAAGTTTTGACATTATTGACTCTATCTGTACCAACAGTACTTGCTTCGATAGGTGGTGAAAGGAATGCTACCACATCTTTTCGACCGACCGCTACCTCAACAAGATGCTCTGAAATAGTTTCCACTTCATCTTCATCGTTATACGCAAACAATAGATTAACATCCACTGTTTCACTATCACTAAACATATCAATTGCATTAGTAATGTCACCTGGTACAGTTGCAGTCTCATTAGATCCAGACGACAATGACAGAACCGCAGGAGTCGAAACGACTCCCTTTGCGTACACATAGTTGGAACCTTTATTCAAAACATCGACAAAGTAGTTATTTGAACCATTTTCCTTCTTAGCTCCTTCGTTTATACCAAGAAATGACCAAGTTTCTAAAACTACGTCAGGTGTGCCAGTGATTTTTCCACCTTTATCAAGTACAACAATGTGATATTCATCAGTTCCGGGTGCTGAATCGAATAATGCAGCATTATTCGATCCACCAAAAGTCGTGTTGTCAATAACTTCAACATCAATTGAGTTACCCAAATCGCCTGGATATCTTGCATAGAATCCAGAATCCAGCGATGATTCTAACTCAACAAAATGTTCCTCATTGTTGATTGTCCCAGTGAAAGCTACGATAGCAGAAGAAGCTGTGACTTGTTGTGAAGATTCACTTCTCACAACCTTCAAAGTGCTTCCATACTTCAAGAAAGATGATGCTGTGAAAAATGACTCAGCAAAGAAGGCGTCGGGTTCACCGAACAATGAGGCTAGTTCCTTCTCCGAGCTTACAGTTCTAATTTCGTTGACTGGTCCCCAACGAAATGGGCCAGCATAACCACCAATAGATGTGGATACAGCTGGAATAACGTTTGTTAAGTCGATTTCATTTACATCGACGCCTGGTGATACTAAAAATCCCATGTTTTTCCTTTCAGTTTGTTTTATTATAAGAGAGATACATTACAAGTTTATTTAATCAATGAATCTATTTATGATTATGACGATCTTGAGAAACTAAACGTCCATCCAGCTTTTCTGTTGTTGAACTACAGTATCTAGAGCGCTGCTTGCAACTCGCGTATGATTATTATCTATAAACCCAAAAGGTAACAGATCATCTTCAATCTCTTTTATTCTATCTGCATACAACATTGCTTTCAGATCCATATCTAATATATGACCAAACGCATCGGACGAAATAAACCACGCAAAAAGTACTAAATTCATAACTAGATCATCATGATTGCCATCTGTTGCTTGATAAGACGAACCTCTTGATTCAAACGTGGAAATTTCTAGTATGGTATTATCATCAATAACATGTAACTTACCCTGTTCAACTAAATCTTTAAGATTAGAACACCCGATGCGTTTGATACGTTTATTCATAGTCACACCAATGCCACCTGCCTTTGTCGAAGACTCTACAAACGTATTTTCATACTCGTATTCATAGTAAACAGCATTGCATACAACTTGACCTACATCGTTATTCTCAATCAATACTATTGCCTCGTTATAAGCACCTGCAACCTTAACAATAATATCAGGAAAAACCAGGGGTGATATCATATTATCTCTAAATGTACATACCTGCTTGAACTGATCTTTTTGTACATCGAATATACTAAATGTTGAATAGTCTTGTCCTCTTCCTTTCGAAACATCGACGCACATTACATATGTGTGGCCTGGTTTAGGCTTCTCATAATATGATATACCGTTGCGTCTTTCAAATGGATTCTCGGATTGTAATCCTAGTATAGTATCGGAATTAATCAGAGTATTAGATCGCCCATTAAAACAGTTTCCAAACTCCTGCTCAAACTGGAGCTCTGACGTGTTAGAAATAGTTTGTTTCTTCCATTCTTCATCACGACCAGGAACATCCCACCAGTCCACCCGAAATGGTTTAAATTCATTTTTACCTGTAGTAGCTCCTTCGTACAACCGATGAAAGATATTGCCAACTCCGTTCGCTGTAGATGTAATAATAACCTTTGTTGATTTACCTGCTGAAACAACGGGGTATGTTGAAGTGTAGAACTCAGCAGCGTTTTCAACAAATGCAAACTCATCGAGAAACAACAAATTAACCGACAAACCTCTAATCGATGAACCAGACGTTGCAGCAGCAATGATCTTTGTGTTATTACCAAAGGTGATATTACCTTTGTTTAAAGCCTTACAACCAGGCTGCAAAAAGAACGGAAGATTTTCTAATGCCAACGTAACACGAGATAGCATCTCTCTTGCTGTAGCACCTTTATTTGCTAAGATAGCAATCGTCTTTTCAGGATGAAATACCGCATACCATAGGATGTAAATAACAGTGCTGATCGATTTACCAGATTGTCTGCAAGCTAATACAATCGAGAAACGATTATCATTAAAATGCTTAAACATTCGCTCTTGATAATCATACGGTATAAAAGGTACTAGTCCTTTATCCAATGAAATAACTTTGATATACTTCTCTGCAAAGTATATCGGATCTTTCATGCACTTAACATATTCGGCAATCTCATGTTCGGTATATTGACCCTGAACACCGTCCTTTTTGACTAAGGCATTTCCCAAATATGATTCGTTATTATCCATTATTACTCAAGTATTTTTGCAGTTCTGTAGTAGAACCAACAAAGATTGCATTGTTAGTTGTGTTGCCGGCGGAAGCTCCAACCTGATCACTTGTCTGAGTCAGTTCTTTTCTCTTCTTTTGAAGCGTCATTAATTGATCCATCATATCAGAAGTTGTCTTAAACATTTGACCAAGAACTTCAAACGCTCTTGGGTGTTCTGTATCACCTGCAAGTAGCATCATCGTATCGATAGACTCTTCAGCTTTATCAATAAGCTTCTTGATTCTATCTCTTGTATACGCATAGTCCTCTTCAGTATCAGTAACAATCTCCACTTGTGACACTTCAGCTTTAATCTCGCGCAACTTCTGCGGTAGATTTGACTTTAATGCATTCATTATATCTTCTTTTGATTTATTCATTATCTTAATATTGCAGAGTATTATTCACCTTCCTCGTTCACAAATCCGAAGTTTTCGTCAGTGCTCACTAAATTAGACTCCTCTGGTGGCACTGCATCATTTATGTTAACAACTGTGCTCCTAATCAAAGGCTTTAACTCAACATTGCCTGAGAAGTTAATCTTCATTGTAAAGGATAAAGTGTACATAATAACATTCTTAGATTCAAAATCACCCTCATAGTCCTGTTGGATGCTGACGGAATTTAATATGATAGGAACATCTGATGATACTCCAGTTGCATACATGTCTTTAATCGCAACTGTATATTCAGGTACAAACGTGGGCAAAATTTGTTCTACTATCTGAAGTGCTTCATCTTGAGTTTTTGAAATAACATTCAACTCAATGCCAAGTGTGTATGGAACACTTTGCTTAGTCATGTTTCTATTTGTGATATCAGGCCCAGTTTCTAAAGTAGTAGCAACAAAGTTCATTTTGTTTAAACTTGATGTTGTATCATATGTCAAATCAGTGATTGCAAAAGACATCCTAGGTAATTTGATTGCAATGTGCGCGTCTTGCCTACTTTCACTAGTGAGTCTTGCAAGAAACTTGTCACGAGGCCCATAAGAAATTGGTACTCTTTCTTCCACCCCACCGTGTTTAACTACACGAATGTTATTGAACACTGTCCCAAATACAGAAACAGCTTTCTTTAAAGTGTGATTATAAAAATGTTGTCCAGTTAGCATTATAGTGTTTCAGGTATTCCAAATGGGTTGACTTCCGAAAAATCTACAAATGCGTTGCCCACACTCTCAAACTCTTCATTATCTGCAAATGCGTCATTATCATCCATTGATGTGAATGTATCTGTTCCTGTAATGATGTATGATGCACTAGAAGTTTCTCCGATAATGTTACCAATCGTATCAGCTGTGATATTAAATGATGTGTTAGTTCCATCAGAAGCAGTGATGCCAACTAGATCAATTTCTCCTCCACGAATCTCAGCAATCTCACCGGTGACAGTGATGCCATTGACATCTTGAGTGACTTCTTCTGTGATATTAAACGTACCAGTGCCAGTGCCTAATAAGATAGTAGTTCTACTAGCAAAAGTTGTTTCAATCGCATCAATTGCATCGACCCCAGTGTCAATTGCTTCATTAGAGTACTCGAATAGTTCACATTTAAGTTTGAATACTGGAATGTTTTGAATCTGATAGAATGGTGATTCCTCTTGAACATATCGAATCTCAAACAACCCCTTAACTAGTGGAAAGTAAATGAGATCACCTTCGTGCGGTCTAACTGAAGCGTCTGTATCAAATCGACCGACCAGTTGTCCCCAGCGTCTATTAGCAACAACCAAAGTCATCTGATCACGCATTTCAAGACCAAACTTGGATAGAATATCACCCTCACCTTCAAAACCATCTACATTCTCAATATACATCTCGATTGAGAAAGCATTACCAAATTCGCTTAATGAAGCTTCGTTGAAAATACCATCCTCATTGATGATTTTGCGAGGTAAATAGTAAACATCCTGCCCATAAATGCGCAAACCTTCGACAATGATATCTTCGTAAAGATTTTGTTCTGAGTGTGTTCCTAAACTAAAGTATGGGTTTCTTGGCATAATGATTTATCCCACGAAAAAGTCGGGAGGCATTTCGTAAGTGAGTTGCATAGCTTCTTCGATCTTTTCAATATCCTGT